CCTATGTCTGTTTTTGATTGGTCGGATAGACTGGATATCCTTTAAGTAATTTCTTCATATGTTCGACAGGAATCATTGACGTATTTTGAACGCAAGACGATTCATCAAGCCAAACGACAAGCATTTGCGGGAAACCTTCGACATGGTAAACCGCTATATGCGCTGCGCTTAAATGTGAAACCGGAGGCGTTGCATTATAGGCAGATATAAAAACCTCAGTCTCATTTGCGTCGAGCGGGCGTTCTTGTGCCGTTGGGTTTTTTGCGAATAAATCGGCCCGCCAATTTAAAAACTCGTTTTTAACGTCACCGCACATTGAGACTTGCGGCTGGCTTACTGTGCCTGTGGCACACGCTGAGACTATTAACGCAGCAAAACAAACACCTAGAATACGCATAACATCACCTCACTGTCGGCACACAGGCTGAGACAAGCGTTACTGTGCGAATTTCCCCATAGGTTTTTTCAGCCTCACTAACCTTTAATGCCAAAACCTTAAGACATATTTGCTCGCTTGGGAAACTCTTTTTGTAAATGACAGCGCTCCGGTCGGATGGCGATGCTGGATTGGACATTAGCCAAACAACGGTTATGAGGGCAGTAAAATGTGTAATTACTTAACCGCTCCGGAAAAGATTGCCCAGGCAGCACCGACAACAACAACAAAGCCAGCGATATACTTAAACACTTTAAAGAATGCATGAGTCATTTCGATTAGTTTTAGTTTGTCTTGTAGTACCGAGACTTCACCCTCAAGACGCATAAGCCTGTCTTTGAGGAATAAAATGTCTTGAGCGTTCAAAGGAACGCGCTCCATGGTTTCCTTGATTGATGCAACGTTATCCATTAGCACCGCCATTTGCGTATGGACCTGGAGTATTTTCTCGTCGCTACCTCTGCGGCTTGAGTCGTCGGTCATAACTTGGCCCGCTCAATATTAAGGAGAACTTCAGTTTTTTCTAATTCGCTGATTGCGTATGCATCACCTAGCGCCGCGTCACGAACCCATCGATCAGGAATTGTCGACTCTATGCGTTTTATCTCTATGAAGATGGCGTCACGAGCAGCTTGTGCTGTGGCTGCGTCTTCATGTGCAGTACTATGGATAACAGTATTAGTAGCTTCATCTACTATCCAATAGCGTTTGTCTGTGTCTGGTTCAGCAGCAAAGAAGGCATTAACATCGCCTTCGGATACCATTGCAGCGACAAGCGCCTGTGCTTCCGCTTCTGTCTCTCGACTATTTTCTCCAGTGATTTGTTTGGTCACTGCATCCCAATGCGCTACACAAATATATGCCATTAAGCTGTCCTCTTTCTACGATATGTGGTGAACGTTCCGCTGGTCATCGTCTTGGCACCGTCGATGTAGATGCGAAAGCCTGTGCAGATATCAGCAGTGGTTCTATGCCCCGATACAAACCCTTGATGTGAATTCCCAGTGCTGTCAGTAGATGTGTTGTGCGATCTCATATGTGTTATGTCGTTAGCAGCAGGATCATAGAACATGATCTCACAGTTAAAGTATTCACCAGCAATTGTTCCACCTATCCGATATGTACCGGGAGCAGCTAATGGGTGCGCGCTTGTGACTTGATCGTTAGCATTAAGCGTTGCAGCGTTACTAAACACAGCGTTGTTGTTCTTGTAGCCAGATGTTTGATACGTTGGACCAGCACCAGAACCATATTCAATACGAGGATACTTAGGAGAAAGGTCAGCGCTGAACTTGAAATTTGTCATTACAATCATGTAGTCATAGCCAGAGGATACGTTACCCTCTAGCAACGAGTAAGTTGTTGCGCCAGCAGCAGAGGTTGTGTCTACAAATTCCCATGCACCACCAGCAGCAGGGGTTGCAAAAGTAGGGGCCACGCCAGCACCGCCAGAAGTTAATATTTGCCCAGACGTGCCGACTGCAACCACCGCAGGAGCGCCAGCAGCGTCCCATGTTATCAACTCGCCGTCTGTGCCGTCAGCGATAGAGGCGATGGGTAGCTTTGACCAATCAGCGTCCGTCGCATCAGATATTAAAACAGTATTAGCCGCACCAATTGCCACACGCTCCGCCACACCAGACGCGCCGCCGCGAATCATGTCGCCTTGAGTGGTCATAGGGTTAGTAAATCCAGATGCCGCTGAGACCCTAGACGCCTGGAACGCCGTGCCGTCGTAAACAAACATATAAAACTTGCCCGCAACCAATTCGCCAGCAGTAACGGCTGATCCATTAATTTCGACGGCCTTAGCCCCAAGCGAGTCAATGTTAAGTGTTGCTGCGCCGGTATTTGTACCGCCTAATTTCGCAACAAATAATTGGTTCGAAGCATAGGCCGTGATTGTCATGCCGGATGTCAAAGTTATAGTATCTGTGCCTGACGTGGTTTTAGCCCCGCCGAAAAAGTCACGCCATGCCGCAACGTCTGCCATCTCTTGACGTGCTGAGTTATTAACCTGGCTCGGTGCCATGCCTTCGGCCCAGTCGATATTACCGACGGATGCGTTTGATGCAGGGGTTGTGGACCAGTTATAAAAGGTTGCCATATTAGTAGCCTCCGCCTAACAAGCCTTGCGGCTTTCTAATGGTTGTCCGTGTCTGCTCGCCTGCAGTTGGTGTTGTGGCAAGCGTTGACCTGCTGATTGCGTCTCTTATGGCTGTCGCTGCAGCTTCTGGGATCGCATCGCGTCGAACCAACTCAGCCAATGCCCGCTCTGGGTTTGGCCTTGTCAATATGTCTGCAATCAATGTGAACTGCTCGTCGCTTAGCTTCTGGATCGCCTCTGGTGTTCGCCCAGTGCCTTCTCTCCATAAAGACCTTAATGAGTTGAGGCCCTCGCCCATAAGACCTTTGTTCCATGCGCCCTCTGTTAGTCCTGATGTGACCCTGTCGTTTAAGAACTGACGCGGGGCTGTCTTTGATTGTGTCGCAAGCCCGCCACGCAATCCGAGGGTTCCCATTGTCTCATCGATAACACGGTACAGGTTGTCTGCAGCTTCGTCACCGATGATAGCCCGCATCTTTTCTTCGTTCTCGCGTGAACTTAATTCTCGAACGCCCTTCATTGCTTCAGCAACTTCTTGGGGTGTGCCTGCGCGGGACACCCCTCTCTTTGTCGCTGCCATTACGCCTTCGATCTTGTCCCGCATTGCGCTTGCCACCATCTGGCGTTCAACGTCAGGCATGCCTTCAAGTGCATAAGAGAGGTTCTCTAACCTGACTTTCCCAGTGAGCGCGTCGAACCCTAGCGAGACTGCATCTTCCAACGCAATCTTGTCAGCGCCGCGCTGGACTGCTACACCATAAGAAGGTACAAGCCGCGACAGGGAATCTCTCAAGTCGCGGGCAAGTCTGTTCGCAGATGACGCAGCAGATGTTGCCTTGCCGTCCTGTGTCTCTTTCCCGATCCGCTGCAACGCCCGCTTCAAGTAGTCGAGTTGCTGCACGTTGTCCATCTCTGAGAACGACACCTCACCCGTCAAGTCGTCGATGGTGATTTTCACTTGGAGGTTTTTAAGGCCATCCATTCGCATCTCGTCGTTGGCTTCTTTCATTGCTCGTTCGCGCAAGCTGTCAGGTACTCTGTCTATGACCGCAAGCAGGTCGTCGCCTTCTTTAGATGCGTAGTTAATTGGTGAGTGGTAAGCCTCGCCGTATGCTTCTGAACGCGCTGCCGCTGTCTCCCTAGCGACGAGCCTCTTGCGTGTGTCAGGCCCAACAGGTGCGCCGAGCGTGTCATCTAGCGCCTTGGTGAAGTCGTCAGAAGCGCCCGCGTATCTAGGCTCCAAACGGCTGCGAGCGAGTTTCCTAGCTGGAGGGGATGACTGCATCGTTGCGTCTAGTAAACTTATTGCCTCTGGGCTTGCGTCAACCATCATGCGACGGGGGCCAGCTTTATTTATAGCTGCGATGCCTTCAGGTGTGCCTGCGCCGGCAATCTCCTCTGCAGCGTCTAAGGCAAGTCTATGCTCGCCTGCTCTGCGTTTGGATAAGAAGTTCTTGCCTGTGTTCCAAAGACCTTGGCCTATCTCGCCACCGCCTTGTCCAAGTGGCCCGAGGATAGCGCCCGCAACACCTGATGTGGCCACATCCTCTGCGATGCCAAATGCGTCTTTCTTCTCGCTGCCGCCACCGCCTGCAACTGCGGCTGTTGTGCCGCCAACGCCAGTTGCGCGAGCCATTCTGTTTACAGCAGTCGGCCCCTTCGCAATCATATTACCTACGATCCGGGCCGGGGCTGATGCAATCATAGGGGCAACGCCAGCGATTTGGCCTGCGGTTTTTGTCTTTGGGTACGCTTCTTCGTCAGCTTTATCTCTTGCCCGCATAGCGTCCTGTGTCGTCCTGTACCGCTCGCTGAAGTCACCCGGAAGATTCTGGGGGTTGATCGCTGCAGCAAGACCTGACGCTGCCTCGTCTTGGTAGCCTAGCGCCATCGTGTCAACAGCGCCCGTCCAGAATGCGCGTAGCTGGGATGGGTCTTGAGCAACTTCGCCTGCACCGGATTCGCCAGTTGGGGCCAGCTCTATATTCTTGCGGATAACCTCGTCGACGGACATGCCTGTCTCTTTGGCGATGTCCTGTATAATCTTTGATGCCTCTTGCGCTGATATGCCCGCCTTGTCAGCAATGAGGTCGACACCCTGCTTGGGCGCTGAGTAGGTCGGAGCCTCACTTCCTAGAAGTCGGTCCACAACGCGTTTTGATACTTCGCTCATATTCCAAACACCAGTTTAATGTAGGCAGATAGTCGCTTGTCGATCTCTGCGTCTTTTGCGTTAGGGTACTGTGCGCGGAGGTCTTGCTCTTTCGTCGCAGCCTCTGCGTCGATGACATCGCGCATTTCCTCGAAGTACATTGAATCAGGTGTGCGGCCCTTGGTGATGTTGTCGCCGCGCATGAAGTACCTTGCCCGCGCTCGTATGAGTTTCGCAGCCATTATCGCATCGTCCAGCTTGGCTTGGAACTGGATGGGTGAATCTTCGTCGTTTGGAATGAATGACATAAGGCGGTCTTTTTCTTCCGCAGACACAGCCGCACCAGCAAGCGCGTTTATCGTCGTTGACAAGTTGTTCTGAACGCTCGAACGCCAGCTAGTGTAGCCTTTTAACTTTTCAGCTTCAGCACCAGTGACGCCAACGAGGTTGTCTTTCCAAGCAAGCCATGACTGCTCTGCCCTTGCCCCGAACCCTGTGTACTCTGGCTTGAACTTCGCCTTCGCCCTGTTGAGGTTTGCGATGATAGCAGACGCACTTGATGCCTGCTTTTGCAACTCTGTGGTCATCGAATTAGTTGTGCCGCCGCCATCAGGTGACATAGACCCTTCAGTCAATGTGACCTCCCCATTAGGTCCGACTGTAAGTTTCATGCCTTTTGATTCAGTCTCCTTAATTAACATAGCTTCGTAAGCCTTACGCCGAGGGTCGCCGTCAGGAAATGAATTTATCCCCTCCAACAGCGCATTTACTTTTGCTAATGGATCTGTCCCTTTTTTTGGCGATGGACCATGCTTTGATGGATCAAAATTATCTGGGCGAATCATAACGTTATTGCCGGAAGCAATATCTAAGACTTCAATCGGGTTTCCTTGTTTCGCGGCCTTTGGTGCACTTTGGTAATTAATTATCTCCCCTGTGAGAGAGTTTTTCTGACCATAGCCGCCTTTATTGTATGGGCTTTGAACTGTGCTAAACGTCGCCGTCGGCTTTGCGAACTTCTGTTCCATCATCATTTTCATACCCAATTCTGGGTTTGACTTTAGAAACGCCAACTTGAGAGGGTCGCCACCAGCTAATTGCTCGAACATAGCTTCTTGCTCAACTCTCTTTTTGTTCTGTGCCATGCCGCCAGCCATGCCCGCAAGTCCACTCATAGCCTGCCCGAAGCTGCCGCCGTTCTGCGGTGCTTGCAACATGCCTTGGCCTGCGCCCATTAAAGCGCTTGAGATTGTCTGCATACGGCCAGGCTCATCAAAGTAGTCTAAGAGACCGCCGCCCTGTTGTGGCGCAGGTTGTCCCGGATTAGCGTAAGATCCAGCTTTGTATTTGGCTGGATTGCTTGAAGAGAATATATCATCGATAATGCCCATGTCTAAATACTCCTATGAAGCCAATGACGCTAATGCGCCAGCACCAAGCAAACCGCTGCCAATAGTTGAGCCGAGGCGACTCCCACCACCACCGCTTGAAGTCTGAGTGCCAATAGACGTGCCTCCCATGTTGCCTTGAACCGCGTTGTTAAACATCGCAAGGCGTTGGAAAGGTTCCGTCTGCTCAAAGTTGAATCGTTCGATTGCATCATTAATACCTTGTTGATTAAGAGCCTCACGAGCTTGGCCAACCTCACCAAGGGCCGCGAAGTCATTGTAATCTGTTGCCGCGAGTTGTGGTGCCATCTGCATAGCGTTCATTTGGTTGTTGCGTTCGTCTGAATAGTTCTGATATCCAAGCGCGCCTATTGAATCACCCAATCCCTGACCTAACGCGCGAGATGCAAGACCTGAGTTTGTTCGTCCTGATTGCGCGAACTGGCCTTGGACTTGTGGCATTACTTGCTCTGTAACACGGTCGGCCATTTGACTAAAATAGGGGTTGCCCGCGTCAAGAAATTG